GCGTTTGCATCACGTCCTCGTTTGGTGGTGTCGGTTGTTGAAGCTGATCAAATGCCTTCGATGGGCATTCAGTGTAGGCGACAGCGGAGTGCGGCATGAGCGCCGGTGATTCCTGGGTAGCGCCTGAGCGCTCGAGCTGGTTGACGAGCTGCCAGAACGACGATCGCATCGCTGACGTAACTGGGTCAGTTCGGTAATCACCAATCAGCGAGATGCTGACGGTGTTGTGGTTCTGGTAGCTGCCGCCTTTATCGTTCCGGTTCGCTCCGTTGCGATAGCGGGTGCCACGGCCCTCGAACACTGCGCCGGTCGGGTGGAGCAGGTACGAGTACGGGATCGCTGCAAATGATCCTCGGTTGTAGGTGACTCGTTCGACGGTTTGGACGTCAACGACCGGGTCGCTCGTGATCCTGGTGACGGTGTGGTGCACGACAATGCCGGCGTTGCCGGTCGTGAACGGTGCTGGTTTGCCCCACACGCCGTACACGGACCATGCGCCGTGCGGGATCACGTTCATTTGTCGTTGCTCGAGCTCGTCAGGCCACGTTGGTCGGGCAGCACAGGCGTAACCCGGCGAATGATGATCGTTGCGGTGGCGATGATGACGGCGGCCTGGGCGGCGATGTCGGCGACGGCTGGCATGTCGGCCAGTTCCTCAACGAGGATGGCTGCGATAGCGCCGGCGGCAGTGAGCCAGGTCACAGCAGCGGTCAGGACAATTCGGACGCGTTCAATCATGCTGGTCGTGCCTTTCGGTCAGGACGGGTCAGTCCAGGCTGAGCCGTTCCAGTATTGAATGCCGGTGACGTCGGTCCAAGCGGAGCCGTTCCAGTACTGCACGGCGGTTGAGTCGGCCCAGGCTGCGCCGTCCCAGTATTTGAAGCCGGCGGCTGTGGTGATTTGGAACGCGCCGATGTCAATTTTCCCGGCCGTAGTAGGCCGTGCTTTGCCTCGAATGTCGGTCGAGAAGTCCTGGCGTGAGTCGGGTTCGGAACCTTGCCGGTTGCTACCGTTGCCGAGCAGCAGGTTTGAGCCTGCACCAGTAGCAGAAACCGGCGTGTAGTTCTCGGAACCTGGAGTGAGGTCTGTGACGATCATGGCGTTAGCCGTGGTCGTCGTTGTTGTCACGCCGCCAGAGGAAATGTCTTGGCTGCTGGTGTAGTTGTGAGTTGACGATGCAAATTGGCTTGTGTCGGTGTCCCAAGCGTTGTTGGAACCGCCGTGTGTCACGTTGGCGGTGTAGCTTCCACCGACAACAATGTCTTGCGCGTAGCCACCGCCCAAGGCGACATTGTAAAAGTTGAGCGTTTGGTACCCGGTTGAACCAGCAGCCTGCAGATAAACGTTGGTTTCAGTATTGTTGACGCCTGCGTTATCGACAATGGTGCAGTAATCGAAATTGCCCGTTCTTGTAATGCTGTTTCCGGTGTAACTCCACAAGCCGCGTGCGTTGCCATAAATCAAAGAGTTATCGACGGAAAAGCTTGTGGACGCTGCTGTGTAAAACCCTCTGTACGGTGAGTCATGGAGGATGCACCGAGAAATCAGCACGTTGTCTGCTGTCACAAAAATGCAGTTGAAACTTCCAGTTTCGATCTCAAGATATTCGACCCTTGCGTAATCTGAACTGAGTTGCACAGCGGTAGTTCCGGCGACATTGACCCTTGCATGTCCAGTACCAGCCACACCAGCATGTCGGTTGCCGTCAGACACAGTCAGCCACATGTAATTCGACGCCGTCGGCGTACCAGTTGCTGGGCTCAAATTGACTGCTGCGCTGTAGACACTGGAATCGTCAATTTCGATTTTGTAATACCCAGAGGAAACGTCGCTGGCTGCTACTGCTGCAGTGATCGTCGTGTAATCGCCGGTGCCGTCTGTTCTGACCGTGACTGTCGTGTCAGGCATCTTCTTCCTCCCGAGGCAACGGATCGTCAGCGTCAGGACGCACAGCGCCGTAGCCGTCGTCATGCGACGGATCAAACCAGCATCGATTCACCTTGTGCTCGGATACCTCGCAGAACCGGCCCTGCGTCATCGTGATCTCGCCGTCAATGTCGATGACGGCCAGCTCTTCTGGCGTGAACTCGGACAATCGCAGCCGCCATACACACTCGTGCGTAACAACTTCGCCGCTTAGCGTTTCGGGATCAAACTCATCGTCGCCAAGTACAGCGGGCCGTGTCGCTTGCCGAACCAGCTTCGCTCGAATCTCTTCCGCTGGCACCGAACCGCTGTTGACACGAACAATACAAAACCGGCCGTCGAACTCGTTTGCGTCACGGCCGTCCTCAATCCATCGCCGCAACGATTCACGAATGCCGTACTGCGCAGTCCGTGCTTGAACGTCGAAGATGTCGCCACGCTTCGCAAGCGCGTCCGATTGTTCCTGGTCGAGCTCGTCGCGGTCGTTGTTGCGGAGGTGAACGAGGGCGGAAAACGTCACGAGATGTCGACCCACAGATCGCCAGTGGTCTGACCGCTCGACGGTGCTGTGGTCGACACGGTCAGCTTGCGGCCAGCGTTTGTCGATTCCGACATGTCAGCGTTTTCTGCTGCGATACCGCCGGAGGTGATCATGTTGGTCCACGACGATGACTCGTAAGCCTGGTAATAGCCGGTGTCCTCGAGGTAGCAGATCATGCCGTCTGCCGGCGACGTGATTGCGGCGTCACGCGCCGTAGCGTTGGCAAAGGTCATGACAGCCTGGTCGGCCAGGTAGCCCTGCACGTTTGCTGCCGTCAGGATTTCGCCTGCGACGAATGTTCTGTAACCGGAACCCATGAGTTTTAGCCTATCTGATTGACGTCGAGGAGTCCGTAACCCGCATCATCGAGCAGGAAGAACACGGTTTGTGCTCCATCCTCAAGCTGCACGGTCATTTGTGACCCCGTCGGGGTGATGTTCCATCTGACGCCGGAAACGACGCCGGTGAAGTCAAGTGTTGAGCTCGCGCCCTCGGGCCGTAGCCGGACAGTAGTCGAGTCGCCGACTGACGTTTTGACGAGCTGGTAGTCGTCGTTTTCGCCTTCAACGATTGTTTGCAGGACGATGTCGCGCACAGCGAGCGGTGGTGCGTTCTCGGTGCCGTACTGTGCCAGGAACGCGTCAGCAAGCTGTTTAGTTGCTGTGTCGTTTTCGCATAGCAGCCCGGTGCGGCTGATGCTTCGTGCGCCGAACTCGTCGACGTTGGCGGTTGCTGTTTGTTCGGTGCCGCCGGTGCTGGTGAACGAAACCTGCGAGTAACTGCTTTTCGTGCCGGAAGCAAAGTCGATGCTGGCGTAGTAGTGCGGCTCGGTGCCTGATGGCGTCAGGCGTGCATCCCACAAGTTCAGCGGGGTCACACCGACAACGCCGGTCACAGCGCTTGTGACTGGCTTCTGGCCGCGTGTGCGAAACGTGACAGCGTTGTTCGGCGTGGTGCCGTCGATCGGTAGGCCGTGGCGAACGTACACGTCGCCGCCATCGGAGTGTTCGACGGTTTGCAGCAGCGAGCCAGCGGTGCCCTGGTAGTCGGTGACGGCTTGCAGCGTTTGGCCGGTATCGCCCGACGGGTTCACGACCTGGGTTTGTTCAATTTGTGTTGTGACGGCGTTTGAGGCTGCGAGGACGCGTGAGATGTGGTCGGCTGCCGGGCCGGCGTTGACGTCGAGGCCGTCGGTCAAGTCAAAACCGACTCGGCTGGTATCAAGTAGGCCACGGGTTGCCGAGTCGAGGGTGAAACCGGCGGCCGTTACCGTGCTGAACGACAGCGTGCCGAGCATCGTCAAAGCATCCGAAACGGTCACCCTGACCGACGACTCAAACGTGCCCTGGAAGCTGTACTCAATATCAGTCACGACGCCAGTGAACGCTGCTGGTGGGCCGTGCGTCCACGACGGTGCGCCCGCACCGGTCACGTCAGCGTAGATGCGGACTTTGGTACCGAGGAATTGTGCGTTGGCGTAGGTGCCGCCGGCGTCGGGCGTGTAGGCGCTGGTCGTGTTGTCGAGCTGCAGAACGCAAGTGCCGCCGCTGTACGAGAGGGCGTCGCCTCGTTTGCCGTAGCTGATCGCTGCGCCCAGGACGTCACCGATCGGCACGGCGGGCGGGTTGCTGCCGCCGTCCTTGTCGGTCGGCTGAAACTCGAGCGCCCAGGCCCACGAAGCCATTACAACTGCCCAGTAAGGATTGGGACGGTACCGCCGTGCGCCCGTGCATACCGTTGCAACGCTGCGACAACATCGGCACCATCCGAGCCGACCGGCATGTTTACGGTGACGTTCATTGTGCCGCCGCCGCCCAGGCCGCCAAGCCGGTTGTTGTTCATAATCGTGCCCGAGCCGGTCGGCACAAACAGTTCCGGGCCGGTTTCGCCGACGATGTACGGGCTGCCAGCACTTACCGGCCCGCCGGCAGCGAGGCCTGGCACGAAGCCTGCAATGTCGCCGAGAATGCCGCCGCCAGGAATCAGGTCTGCGATTGCGCTTGCCACAGCGCCACCAGCAGCCTTGATACCGTCAACGATGCCGCCGACCAGGTCTTTGCCAAGCTCGATCGCGCCGTCAACCATCGCGGTAGTGAGGTCGGCAAGCAACGTCACGAGCTCCTCGATCACGTCAGGCGCGACGTCAATAATCCATTGGATCAGCGCCCAGCCCCACTCGGCGAGATAGCCGATGATTTTGGGAAGCGCTTCGGTCAACATCCAATCTCGAATCTTGATCTGCAGCTCGACCAATTCCAACAGCAAGTCCGGGATCAACGGCGCGACCCACTCCACAAACGCTTTCGCCC